CCTGAACAAATGTCTGATATTGTTAAAAATGCAGCTTCTGGTGCAATTAACTCGGTATCAAAGTTAGGCGAAAGCAAAGATCCTATCGGTGATGTGCTTTCTGCGCTAACCGGCACTGCGCCTAAGGAAGATAAATTAACCGACCATATAATAAGGTTAAATACACTGACAGAACAGATGCTCACTGCAATGAAAGAAACTGCGACACTAATGAAAAAGAATGTTGATGCAACGCAGTCATTGAGGGGTAATTTATTTGTGTAAAACACAAATTAGTAAATCTAAAGAGCATTCTGAGAAAATAGACAAGCAAATTTAGGTAGAGTCGATGACAGTCGAAATCTAAAAATTTCACAGACAATGAAGGGCAAGCCTTGGTCTGAAGCTAGAAGACTTGCTCAACAAAACAAAAAAATAATAAGGAAATATAATCAATGTCGTGGAAAAAATACTTCACACCATATACCGGATCGTTAAGTCCGTTGAGCAGAGCTAACTCAACAAATCCAACACGAACAAACTATTCGTCTTATTTGCCCGATGTTTATAGCGGACATCCGAACAGATTAGAACGGTATTCGCAGTACGACACCATGGACTTAGACCCCGAAGTTAATGCGGCGTTTGACATCCTGGCAGAATTTTGCACACAAATTAACGAAGAAAATAAAACTCCGTTTCACGTGTTCTTCAAAGAACAAGCGACTGCTACTGAAACCAAGTTAGTTAAAAAGTATCTCCAGCAATGGTGTAAGCTGAATAAATTTCAAACCCGCATTTTTAAAATTGTTAGAAATACTTTTAAGTACGGTGATTGTTTCTTTATTAGAGATCCTGAAACGCAATCATGGTTTTACGTTGATCCGAGTAAAGTTGATAAAATTATTGTAAACGAAAGCGAAGGTAAGAAACCCGAGCAGTACGTTATTCGAGACCTTAATATCAATTTTGAAAATCTAACAGTAACGCAAATTAACCCGAGCAATCAAAATGCAACTCCAGGCGGGACAGCTTATGTCACAGGCGGCGTGCATCAGCGCGGAATGGTAGGTGCATATCCGCAAAGCGTTGGTAACAGATTTGATAAGAATCAGAACCAATGGGCAATTGATGCAGAGAACGTGATTCATTTGAGTCTGAGCGAAGGCCTTGATAATAATTTTCCGTTCGGTAACAGCCTAATGGAAACTATCTTTAAAGTTTATAAGCAAAAAGAACTCCTTGAAGATGCAATTATTATCTATCGTGTTCAGCGTGCACCTGAACGTCGCGTGTTCTATATCGATGTCGGTAACATGCCAAGCCACTTGGCAATGAGCTTTGTTGAAAGAGTCAAGAACGAAGTTAATCAGCGAAGAATTCCAAGTGTTACCGGTGGCGGCCAGAGTGTTATTGACGCCGGCTATAACCCATTAAGCATTAACGAAGACTACTTCTTCCCACAGACTAGCGAAGGACGTGGATCTAAAGTTGATATCCTTCCTGGCGGTACTAACCTGGGCGAGATTAGCGATCTGTTATTCTTTACACAGAAGTTAATGCGCGCTTTACGTATCCCAAGCTCGTATCTTCCTACCGGTGTTGACGACAGTCAGCAGTCATTTAACGATGGTCGAGTAGGAACGGCGTATATTCAAGAGCTACGCTTTAACAAGTATTGCGAAAGATTACAAAGTCTAATTAACGAGCAATTTGATGTTGAATTTAAATCATACCTATTTAGAAAAGGTATAAACATCGATCCTAACCTGTTCGATCTGCAATTTAATCCTCCACAGAACTTTGCTGCATACCGCCAGGCAGAAATGGATGCTGCTCGAGTAACAGTGTATGGATCGATTGCAGAGGTTCCTTATATTTCTAAACGATTTGCATTAAAGAGATTCTTAGGCCTTACACAAGAAGAAATTGCAGAAAACGAACTCATGTGGAGAGAAGAGAACCTTGACGAAAATAACGAAACAAATGCTCAGGCAGAATTAAGATCTATGGGCATCACTGCCGGCGGATTGTCTTCGGATATGAATTCGTTGGGACAGAGCGACCTCGGGCCCGAAGATATGGAAACCGACGGTATGCCTGAGGCACCACCAGGGTCAATGCCTTCCGGAGCACCAACAACACCTACTCCAGGTAGCGCACCGCCTGCGTAAAACTATGGGATAAATAATCGCACTATGTTATTAAGAGAATTCATTTACTTCGATCAAGATCAAGCAGACATGTTCGATAAAGGCAGGTACGATTCATCCCATGATACGAGTGTCCTGCACACTAAAGACCTTAGAAAGTGCAGGCTTACTCTTAAAATGCTTAATGCGCTTCGCAAAGCCGGCGATGCAAGAGAGCGAGAAAAGAAACAAGAGTTAGATCTAGTTCGAAAAATGTATGCAACTCCGAGCGAAGAGGACGGCGGCGCAGCTCCTCCGATCTAACCTATCAATAACAACGTATTTAAAATTGACTGTTTTTAGCCTATTTTGTATAAGTAATGCAGAATAGTTGTAAATATGCATATAAAACAGCCTTGCTAATAATATTTAGGAGAACCCCGCAATGTCTAACAAGTTTGAAAAGCTATTAGATTATCTTGTCAATGAAGAAATGGATAAAGCTAACGATCTTTTCCATCAAATTGTTGTAGAGAAATCACGAGAAATTTATGAAAATTTAATCGCCGAAGAAGATGACGAAGAAGATGACGAAGAAGTCGAAGAATCGTATGGTGAAGAAGATGAAGAAAGCATGTTCGAAATCGGCGGCGACGCTTCTGACGATTTAGTTGGAGATGTTGGTGCCGAAGATGACGGCCTAGGCGCCGAAGACGAATTTGGCGGCGAAGATGAGTTCGGCGGCGAAGATGATGAGTTTGGTTCCGACGATAGCTTCGGTGACGAAATGGGCGGTGAAATGGGCGATGAGCCTGCAACAAAGAACGACATCACTGATCTTGCAGATGCGCTTGAAGAGTTAAAGGCTGAATTCCAGGCATTGCTATCAGCCGAAGAAGAAGAAGGGCACGATTTAGATATGCCAGGCGAAGATGAGTTCGGCGGTGAAGAAGAATTTGGTGCCGATGACGAAGAAGAATTTGGTGCTGACGAAGATGACGAAGAAAGCTCCAATGACGAAGAAAGTTCCGATGACGAAGAAAGTGCTGATGAATCTTTTATGCGCGAATACCGCGAAACTATCGGTAAGCCGTATGGTTCTGGAAAAGGTATCTCCGGAAAGTCCGAAGAAAGCGGAATCAATAAGACCAGTCCAGTTAGCACTGCAAAAGGTCGCCCAACTACTAACGCAACAGCCGGAAACATCGCACAAGATGCGAAAGGCGCAGATCCGAAGCCAGGTGTCGGCGGAGTCCTAAAGAAGGGCGGAGAATTTGTTAAGAGCGGAACTCAAAACGTCGGAACAACTCAAGCCAAGGGATACTCTGAAAAGAGCACAGGCCACGGCGCCGAGAAGAAAGGTTCCGGAGAGCAATCTGTAAACGACAAACCAATTATTGGTAAGTAATAGAATATATAGGACACCGGTATGTCACTTCGCTATCTGAGAGAAAATCTGAGTTTTGACCAAGCAAGAGTTGTTTTAGAATCCGACGACAAAGAAGGAAAGAATCTTTATCTAAAAGGAATCGCAATTCAAGGCGGCATTCGCAACGCAAACCAGCGGGTTTATCCAGTTAGCGAAATTACTAACGCAGTCAAAACATTAAATGATCAAATTCAAAATGGATATAGTGTCCTCGGCGAAGTTGATCATCCGGATGACCTAAAAGTTAATTTAGACCGTGTATCTCACATGATTACAGACATGTGGATGGACGGTCCAAATGGCTACGGAAAGATGAAAATTCTTCCAACCCCAATGGGCAACTTGATTCGTACAATGCTCGAAGCCGGAGTAAAACTTGGCGTTAGTTCCAGAGGTAGCGGAAACGTTAACGAAGGAACAGGCGAAGTATCCGACTTTGAGATAATTACAGTAGACATTGTTGCTCAGCCGTCTGCTCCTGGAGCATATCCAACACCGGTCTATGAACACCTTATGAATACACGAGGCGGAAATAGAGCGTTTAGAGTTGCTCAAGAAGTTGGACAAGATCCAAAAGCACAAAAGTATCTCCAAGAGGCGATGCTAAAAATTATCAACGGTTTAAAGTAACCGGAAGGGGAAATCGATGTTGGACGCATTCAAACAACTTGTTGAATCTGGTGTAATGACCGAAGATACACGTACAGTTATCGAAGCGGCTTTCGCTGCTAAGATTCAAGAGAATCGCGACCAAGTCACAGCTCAACTTCGCGAAGAGTTTGCACAAAAATATGCTCATGATAAGGGCGTAATGGTTGAAGCAATCGACAAGATGTTAAGCGAGAGATTGGCCGCAGAGCTGGCTGAGTTTGCTGAAGATAGAAATTCCTTAGTTGAGGCTAAGATTGCTTATCGTCAGAAAATGAATGAAGATGCTAAGGTTCTAGAATCTTTCATTCTATCTCAGTTAGGAAAAGAATTAGTTGAGTTCCAAAGCGATCGTAAGAAAGTCGCTGAGAACTTTTCAAAGTTAGAAAGTTTTGTTGTTCACGCTTTAGCAAAGGAAATTAATGAATTTGCACAAGACAAGCAGGACCTAGCAGAAGCTAAGGTCAAGCTAGTTAAGGAAGCTAAAACACAATTCAATGCTCTTAAGAAAACATTCATCCAGCGTAGTGCTAAGGTTGTTCAAGAGACAGTTAGTAAAAAACTTAAATCTGAAATTCGTCAGCTTAAGGAAGATATTGACAGTGCTCGTAGCAACGACTTTGGACGTCGTCTGTTTGAAGCATTTGCACAAGAATATACTGCATCACACTTAAATGAAAAATCTGAAACCAGTAAGCTGTTAAAGGTTCTTCAGCAAAAAGAAGCAGCATTATCTGAAGCAAAACAAGCCCTTAGTAAGAAACAAAGTCTTGTTGAATCTACTCAACGTGAATTAAGAATTCAAAAAGATTTAGCAGAACGTAAAGCTATTATGGGCGAACTTCTTGCTCCACTTGGCGCAGAAAAAAGAGAACTTATGCGTAGTCTGTTAGAGAGTGTTCAAACCTCGAAGCTATCTACTGCATTTGACAAATACCTACCCGCAGTCATGGAAGGCGAAAATAAAAAAGTGGCGAAAGCTACTTTAACTGAAGGAAAAGCCGTAACAGGCAATCGTGAAGTTAAGAGTCAGCCACAGGTAGGCTTAGACAACATCTTAGATATCCGCAAGCTCGCGGGTCTAAAATAAATAAAATTCAAGGAGACAATAGAAAAATGTCACAACTATTAAATGAAAGATGGTCCGAGACCAAAGAAGCTCTGCTTGAAGGCCTACAAGGTAATCGTAAAGCTTCTATGAACGTCTGTTTAGAAAATACACGTCGTTATCTAGCAGAAGCTGCAACCGCAGGTGCTACAAGTGCTGGTAACATTGCAACACTAAACCGCGTTATTCTTCCGGTAATTCGTCGTGTTATGCCGACTGTTATTGCTAACGAAATCATCGGCGTTCAGCCAATGACTGGTCCAGTTGGTCAAATCCATACTCTGCGTGTTCGTTACGCAGACAGTGGCGATGGTGTTGTCGCTGGTGAAGAAGCACTAAGCCCGTTCAAGATTGCTGCTGCTTACTCTGGTAACAACGTTGACGCTAACCCACGTGCTGCTACCACAGCTCAGTTAGAAGGTCAACCAGGTAAGCGTATGTCGATTCAGATCCTAAAGGCTCCGGTCGAAGCTAAGTCCCGCAAGCTATCCGCTCGTTGGACCTTCGAAGCAGCTCAGGATGCACAATCGCAACAAGGTATCGACATCGAAGCAGAAATCATGGCTGCTCTAGCACAAGAAATCACTGCTGAAATCGACCAGGAAGTTCTTGCTTCTCTACGTGCACTAGCTTCTGTTGAAGAAACATATGACCAGGCTTTAGTTTCTGGTACAGCTACATTCGTTGGTGACGAGCACGCTGCTCTTGCTATTCAGATCAACCGTGTTAGCAACCTAATTGCTCAGCGCACACGTCGTGGTGCTGGTAACTGGGCTGTTGTTTCTAACCAAGCTCTAACAATTCTTCAATCTGCTACTACTTCTGCTTTTGCTCGCACTACAGAAGGTACTTTTGAAGCCCCAACTAACACCAAGTTTGTTGGTACACTAAACGGCGCAATGCGCATTTACGTCGACTCTTATAAGGCTGACACCGACACTAACAACCAAGTTCTTATTGGTTATAAGGGTTCTAGCGAAGCTGATGCTCCTGCTTTCTACTGCCCATACATTCCTCTAATGAGCTCTGGAGTCGTTCTTGATCCTAACACCTTCGAGCCAGTAGTTGGCTTCTTGACCCGTTATGGGTACGTCGAGCTCTCAAATACTGCTAGCAGTCTTGGAAATGCCGCCGACTACTTGGGCAAGGTTGCAATTAACAACGCTACTGTTTCCTTCAAGTAATATTTTACTTCGAGCAACAAATAAAAAACGCCCTTCGGGGCGTTTTTTATTGACTTTGTATGTTGAGTTAAGTAATATAACTATATGAGCAAATACGAAAAATGGTACTGCGGTATTATAGAAACCGCAAGAAATCGAAAAATTAACGAATATACAGAAACACATCATATACTTCCGAGAAGTTTAGGCGGCAACAATGAACCTGATAATTTAGTAGAGTTAACTGCACGTGAACATTTTATGTGTCATTGGCTATTAACTAAAATGCACACAGGTCAGGCTCGGGGCAAAATGATCAACGCATTGTATATGATGCAGGGCCAAGGCCCCTACCAGACTCGATATAAATCTAAAATAACCTCACGCATTTATAAAAACTTGCGAGAAGAATATGCCACATACATTTCAAATTTAAACAAGGGCAGAAAACAACCTCCTGAAGAAAAAGCTAGGCAAATTGCGGCTATTACTGGTCGTAAGAGAGCACCGTTTAGTGAGGAATGGAAGGAGAATTTATCAAAAAATCATAAAAGTAAAAATCCAGACTATAATACTGCACACAGTGAAGAAACTCGAAAGAAAATGTCCGAGAAAGCAAAAGGAAGAAAATACAGTTCCGAAACAATCGAGAAGAGAGCTGCTAAAATTAGAGGCAGTAAGCGAGAAAAGAAATTGTGTCCTCACTGTAACAGAGAAGTAGCAGTAAATGGTTATGCAAGATGGCACGGCGATATTTGTAAGGAAAAGAAATGAATAATGTATCTCAAAACGAAGAATCCCCAATGGATAACTTGACAGAAGAACAAGTTAAAGACATGTTCTCAACAGTTGATTCAAAGATCGAAACTCTTCAAGAAAAAATAGATAATTTAAGAAATGAACTCACGCGAACTATTTGAAGAACAATGGCTGTATGAACCACCTCGGTATATATCACCGATAGAGCTGTTTTTGATAGTAGCAAATGGGTTTGACGGCTCTATTGTTTCTGACGTGACATTAACAGATAAAGGATTGAACATTTGGAGAAGATTACTATCTGCAGGATACCCGATATCGGTATATGACAAAACTGCACCGGGTGCATCACATACACTTATAAAAACAGTTAACGATTTTGATCAATATTTTAGCAATAATCCTGAATATAGAAAATATAGATTTATAGTATCAAAAAACATTAACGAAGCTATTGAAGTTAGAGCTCAATTCTTAACAAGAAGAACTCGAGAATTAGCAGGTATGATTTAAACGCCCTTCGGGGCGTTTTTTATTGAGCAAATAAATAATGTATTATGAAAATACAAGAAATTGTAAACGCTGAAGTTTATAGTATAGATAAAACTGTTACGCATAATGATGAGTATCAGAAAGCAACTGTAACCAACATGACTGCATCTGGAGTGTTAGTGAAGCAAATTGCATCTGATCTAACGTTATGGAAAACACCGAA